TCGCAGGGAAAAAATAACCTATATGGAACTTTTGTATTGACAAGCGCAACGCTTTTGGATAGAGAAAGCCCACGCTTCAGAAATCCGCCGAACGACAAGGCGCTCCGGACCCCCGGGGCGCCTTTGTTTTTGGCGCCTGGCACGGAGGATGCGATGCAATACAGCAATCGGCAATGGTCGGTGACCGACCGCAACAAGTTCATCACGGTGCTGACCGAAACCGGCAACCCGGCAACCGCCGCCGCCGCCATCGGCAAGACCCTGGCAGCCGTCTATGCCATGCGCGACCGCTCGCCGCTGCTGGCCGATGCATGGCGCCGCGCGCTCGGCATCGCCTGGGAACAGGTCGAAATGCGGATGCTGTCGACCCTGCTCGACGGTGATGCCGGCACGATCGACCCCAAGGTGGCGCTCGAGATGCTCAAGCGCCGCCCGGCGGCCCCGGCGCGGCAACTGCTCACCATCGATGCCGCCCGGATCGCTACGGTGCGTAGCGAAATCAAGGCGCTGGCGGTGTCCACCGACGGATAGCAGGGTGTGGCCAGTCTGAGGCAGAGCCTCCGGCGGTTGCTTTAAGAGCCTCCGGCGGCTGGGGCCGAAGGCCCCAGACCCCATTCGATCAGCCTGATGATCGGGACGACCCATTGATATCGTGGTCGAAAATTGGCTGGGGTCTGGGGCCTTCGGCCCCAGCCGCCGGAGGCTCTTCACGCAGCCGACGCATGATCCAACCCGAGCAGCGGAGGCGGACTTCATGGCGGACCGCCACAAGATCGATCAACGTGCCGCGTCAATCGCGGAAAATTGGAACTTCGTCGGGGAACCGGCGCGGGCTGGCGTTCGGTCGCGGCATGGCGATGCCAGCGTCGCGGCGGCGCTGGCCGGGCAGGGCGGGCTGCGTCAGGCGCAACTGCCGCCGCCGGGTGACTGGACGATCTGGGCGATTTTGGCCGGGCGTGGTTTCGGCAAGACCCGCGCCGGGGCGGAATGGGTGCATGCGCTGGCGGCAGAGCCGGGGCGGCGCTTCGCGCTTGTCGGCGCGAGCCTCGATACGGTGCGCGCGGTGATGGTGGAGGGTGAATCGGGCCTGTTGGCGCGGGTGCCGCCCGGCGGCGATGTCACGTTCGTGCCCAGCCTCAAGCAGTTGACTTGGGCGAATGGTTCGCAGGCGCGGCTGTATTCGGGGGCTGAACCTGATGCGCTGCGCGGTGGCCAGTTCGATTTTGCCTGGGGCGATGAATTCGCGCATTGGCCACGCGCCGAAGCGACGCTGATGAATTTGCGGTTGGCAACCCGGCTCGGGGTGCATCCCCGCCTGTTGCTGACGACGACACCGTTGCCGCGCGGCTGGTTGAAGGATCTGATCGCCGAACCCGATGTCGTGGTGACGCGCGGGGCGATGCACGACAATGCCGCCAATCTCGCGCCCGGCTTCATCGCCAATCTGCAGCGGCGCTTTGGCGGCACCGCCACCGGACGCCAGGAACTGGGCGGCGAGATTATCGACGATCTTGTCGATGCGCTGTGGACGCGGGCGCTGCTTGAACGCCAGCGGCGGGTCGAACTGCCCAATCTGGTGCGCATCATTATCGGGGTCGATCCGCCGGCAGGCGGGGCGCAAGGGGTGTGCGGCATCGTTGCTGTCGGCTTGACCGCCGATGGTCGCGGCCATGTTCTTGCTGATGCCAGCGTGGCCCGGGCGCGGCCCGAAGTCTGGGCGCGCGCCGTGGTGGCGACCGCCGAATATTGGGGCGCCGACCGCGTGATCGCCGAAGTCAATAATGGCGGTGACATGGTGTCGGCGGTGCTCAGATCGGTCAACACGGCGTTGCCGGTCACCGAAGTCCGCGCCGCGCGCGGCAAGGTGGCGCGCGCCGAGCCAGTGGCGAGCCTCTATGGCGAAGGACGGGTGTGCCATATAGGTGCATTTCCCGATCTTGAAGATCAGCTTTGCGGTTTCCTGTGCAGCGGCATTTATGCCGGGCCGGGGGCATCGCCCGACCGCGCCGATGCGCTGGTCTGGGCGCTGACCGCGCTGATGCTCGGCGACCGGCCGGCGGCGCCGGGGGTGCGCGCGTTGTAGCCGGGCTTTGGCCCCGTCGGGTCAAAGGAACGGCGCGGCAAGATGCGGCCCGAAAATCATGATTTGCAGGAGAAGCCGATGAAACTGCCTTTTTGGCGGACCAAGTCCGCAGCGCCTTTTTGGCGGACCAAGTCCGCAGCCTCGATCTCGCGGACCAAGTCCGCAGCGCCGAGCCCGCGCATCCCGAGCTGGGCGACGCCCTGGCAAGGGGGCGAGGCGCCGCGCAATTACGAGGCGCAGGTGCGCGAAAGCTTTTTGTCCAACCCGGTGGCATCGCGGGCAATCCGGCTTGTCGCCGAGGGGGCGGGCGGCGCGCCTTTGGTATCGAACCCGCCCGGCCACCCGGCGCTGGCGATGCTGGCAAGTGCCGGCTTCGGCGCGTCGGGGCCGGGGCTCCTCGAAACGCTGGCGGCGCAATTGCTGCTGCACGGCAATGCCTATGTCGAGGTGGCGGCTGGCCCCGATGGCCTGCCCGCCGCGCTGTTCGCGCTGCGCCCGGAACGGGTGACGGTGGAATCCGACAGGCGTGGCTGGCCGACGGGCTATCTTTATCGCGCCGGGGACATGCTCAGCCGCTACCCGGCCGAAACGCAGGGGGATTGCGCCGGGCTGCTGCATATCCGCAGCTTTCATCCGCTCGACGATCATTATGGCGCCGGCTGCCTGAATGCCGCGTCGGGGGCGGTTGCTGTCCATAATGCGGCGGCTAACTGGAACCGCTCGCTGCTTGATAATGCGGCGCGGCCGTCTGGCGCGCTGATCTATCAGCCCGGCGACGGCTCGGCGTTGAGCGGTGACCAGTTCGACCGGTTGAAAGCCGAAATGGAAGCGGCGTTCAGCGGCGCTGCCAATGCCGGGCGGCCGATGCTGCTCGATGGTGGGTTGAGCTGGCAACCGCTCAGTCTGACCCCGGCGGAAATGGATTTTGCCCGGGCGCGCGATACCGCGGCGCGCGAGATTGCACTGGCTTTCGGCGTGCCGCCGCTGCTGCTCGGCCTGCCCGGCGATGCGACCTATGCCAATTACAAGGAAGCCAATATCGCGCTGTGGCGGCTGACGCTGCTGCCGCTGACGGCGCGGATCCTGGGGGCGCTGTCGGCGCATCTGCAGGACTGGTGGCCGGGGCTGGTGCTCAGTGTCGATCGCGATGCGGTGCCGGCGCTGTCGGAAGACCGAGAGCGGCTGTGGTCGCAAGTGTCGGCAGCCAATTTTCTCACCGATATGGAAAAACGCGCCTTGCTCGGGCTGGAGGCTCGGCCATGACGACGATGCTGGAACGGTTGGTCGCCCAAGCCGAAGCCGAAGGCGCGACGCGGGTGACGCTGCGCGCGCTGGTCGAGGAAGCCTGCGAGATCGGCGCGGCGCGCGCGCTGCGCACGCTGGGCCTGATGGATGACAAGGCAGGGCCGGATATCACCGAGTTGCGCCAGCTGATCCAGGGCTGGCGCGACGCCAAGAAATCCGCCCTTATGGCGATGATCGCCTGGAGCGTACGCAGCGCGGTGGCGCTGCTGCTCATCGGGCTGGCCTATCGGCTCGACCTGATCACCCGCCTCAAACATTAGGAACGCCGGCATGACCGATCTGCGTATCGCTGGCTATGCCAGTGTTTTCGGCGTGCCCGACAGCGGTGGCGACATTGTGTTGCCGGGCGCCTTCGCCGATGCCGGCGCCGGCGTACCGCTGTTGTGGCAGCATGACAGCAAAGAACCCGTGGGGTTCGTTGAATCGTTGCGAGAAGATGGTCGCGGCCTGCGTGTCGTCGCGCGCATCGTTGCGGCCGGGCGTGGTGAACAGGCGGCCCGGCTGGTCGCCGCCGGTGCCATCGACGGGCTGTCCTTTGGCTATCGCGTCAAGGAATCACGGCCCGACCGGGCGCGCGGGCTGCGCCAGCTCGCCCGGCTTGACCTGCTTGAAGTGTCGCTGGTGACCTTCCCGATGCAGCCGCTGGCACGGGTGCTCGGTTTTTCGACTTTGCCAGAAGGAGACGTTGCATGACCTATGAAACCAAGGCGGACGCGATTGAAACCGTGTTCGACACCGCAGCAGCAAGCGACAATGGCGCCGAAATCACGGCGCTGCGTGCCGAAATGGTGCGGCTGTCGTCGCTGGTGACGGCACGCGCCGTGGCGCGCCCGGCGCTGGCCGGCACCAAGGCGGACGCCGCCAAGCCGGATATTGCCGAAACCTGGCTGCGCCATGGCACGTTGCCGGGTGACGGCACCAAGGCGGCGAGCATCGGCGTCGGCCCCAAGGGCGGGGTGGCGGTGCCGGTCGAGATCGACACGGTGATCGACCGGGTGCTGCGCAGCGCCTCGCCAATCCGCAGCATTGCCCAGGTCGTCGATGTCGGCTCGGCAAACTATCGCAAGCTGATCACCACCAGCGGCGTCGTGTCGGGCTGGGTCAGCGAAACCGGGGCGCGGGTTGAAACCGATACCCCCGATTTTGCCGAGATCGCGCCGCCGATGGGCGAACTCTATGCCAATCCGGCGGCGAGCCAGGCCATGCTCGATGATGCCTTCTTCGATGTCGAAGCCTGGCTGGGCGGCGAGATCGGCCGTGAATTCGCCCGCGCCGAAGGGGTGGCCTTTGTGTCCGGCGACGGCGTCAACAAGCCGCGCGGTTTCCTGTCGGCACCGACCAGCACCGCCGATGATGCGACGCGCGCTTTCGGCACGGTGCAGACCATCGCCGCCGGTGCGGCCGGCGGCTTTGCCGCGAGCAACCCGCAGGACCGGCTCATCGATCTCGTCCATGCGCTGGCGACCCCCTATCGCCAGGGCGCGGTGTTCGTGATGAATTCGGCAACGCTCGCCCGGGTCCGCAAGTTCAAGGATACCACCGGTGCCTTTCTGTGGCAGCCGGCACTGACGGCGGACCAGCCGGCGACATTGCTCGGCTATCCGGTCGTCGAAGCCGCCGCCATGCCCGATGTCGCGCTCGACAGCCTGGCGATCGCCTTTGGCAATTT